GAAACCTTGGGCTTGGGGCTGGCGCAACAACGCCACGGCGCCAGCATTATGAAAGAGGGCATGATGGCGGCGGGGGTAATTAAATCCGCTGACTGGCTGGACGGGACGAAAGGCGCCAAGGCACTGGAAGCCCTCGAACGTTATAAAGGTGCCCGTAATGCAGGTAAGACGCCCATTCTTGAGGGCGGGATGGAGTACCAACAATTGGGGATGAGTAACCAAGATGCGGAGTGGTTGTCTTCCCGCCGTTTCACCATTGACGATATCGCCCGGATGTTCAACGTCAGCCCTATCTTTCTGCAAGAGTACTCAAACAGCACCTACAGCAACTTTAGCGAGGCGTCGCGTGCTTTTCTGACTATCACCATGCGCCCGTGGCTCGCCAACTTTGAGCAACAAATCAAATCGGCCTTGCTGATGGCCTCACCGAAACGGGGCATTCGTTATCAAGTTGAGTTTGATACAGCCGACTTACTGCGCGCTAACCCACGGGAACGCTTCCAGAGTTATGAGACAGCGATTAAGTCGGGGGTGATGTCACCGAATGAAGCCCGTGAACGGGAGGGCTTATCGCCGCGTGAAGGAGATGATGAATTCAGCCAGGCATGGAAGCAAACGGTAGAAATCAAGCAACAACCGGAGGGCAAGGCATGAGGGCAGGCAGATTGCGGCATCGGGTAACGATACAGAAAAACGAACAAAGCCGTTCGCCGATGGGTTCGGTGATTAACAAATGGGTAGATGTTGCCGAAGTTTGGGCGGAGGTGAAAACGATCAGCGGGCGGGAACTCGTTGCATCGAGCGCGGTATTTTCGGAAGTGACTATTCGTATCTGGTTGCGCTACCGTGCGGATATCACCACAGGCCATCGCATTGTTTATCAAGGTAAACCCCTTACGATTGCCGTCGTCATCCCCGATACCAAACACACCCGTTTAGAACTGCTTTGTAAAGGAGGCGTGCGCAATGGATAAAATCGACATTCCCTTAAATGAAATCAAGCAACATTGCCGGGTGGATGAAAGCGACACCCGCGACGATGCGTTATTGATGGGCTATGCAGAAGCCGCACTGGAAGTCTGCCAGCAACATATCGGCAAGCGCTTTGATAATGGCTTAACTTTCACCCCCGCAATCAAGGTGGGCTGCCTGCTTTACATCGGCTTGCTGTATGAAAATCGGGAGATGGCAACCGACCTTGAGCTTAAAGAAGTGCCGTTCACCATCAAGTCCCTGTGGTCTGTCTACCGTGATATCGGAGTCTACTAATGCCTTGGCAACCTTTGAAACGTTGTACCTATCCCGGCTGCAAACAGCGGGTAAAATCCGGCCGATGTGATGAGCACAGACGGGAAGCCCGACGCGTACAGGACAGCAAGCGAGGCTCAAGGCGTGAGCGCGGCTATACCCCGGCATGGGATAAATACCGTCTGCAATTCCTGAAAGCGAACCCGTTATGTGTCCACTGCCTTAAGTTGGGCATCTACACCCCGGCAACCATCGTTGATCACATCATCCCCATTGACGGCGGTAGTGATGTACTGTTCTGGCCTGACTTCAATCACCAGCCCTTATGCAATAGCTGCCATAGTCGAAAAACGGTCACGACTGACCCCGCGACGAAAGAGAAACGAAGACAAGGACACTATCGGGAACAGGAAGCCGAAGCAGCAAAGCGTCGGGGCTGGTTAGTTGCAGAATGAAACCATCACATCATGGTTGGATATTGATAACAAAGAAAATGGTTTCACATGAAATGATTGGGGTGGGGGACTAAAGAATGACAAATGCCCCCCTTTCGTGGCACCACCGCCGTCCTCAAATTTTTATGCACGGCACTTTTTTAGATAGCAGTAATTTTTATAGGAAACAATACATTATGGCAAGGGCACCTAAACCCCCGGTTTACTTAAACGCTATCGCCGCCGATCAATGGAAATCGAAAGCGAAACTGTTAAATGAGCGTGACGACCTCAGCCCGGCAGACTGGAACAACTTAGAGCTGTATTGCGTTAACTATGCGATCTACCGTAAGGCCATTGAAGATATTGAACGGCGCGGGTTTGCGGTGGAAGGTTCACGCGGCGCGGCGACCTGTAACCCGTCATTAAAGGCCAAGGCCGACGCAGAAAAAATCATGATTAAAATGTCCTCCTTGCTGGGCTTTGACCCGGTATCACGGCGTAGAAACCCGGTGGAAACGGAGGCTGAGGACGAGTTAGATCGCCTATGAACGCATGGGAACAGTACGCCCTTGATATCCAAAATGGCACCATTCCGGCCTGTCAGCGTCTGAAACAGGCGGTAAAACGCTACCATAACGACCTGAATAACCCGCTTTATGTGTTTGATAGCGAGGTTGTCGAGCGTTTTATTGGCTTCTCCCGTCTCTGCCCGCACGTCAAAGGCCACTTGCGCGGTCAGCCCATTGTGCTTGAACCGTGGCAGCAGTTCGCCTTTGCTAACCTGTTCGGCTTCAAGGTAAAGGCGACGGGGCGTAGAAAGTACCGCAGTGCTTATATTCAGGTGCCGCGCAAAAATGCGAAATCCACCGTGGCCGCGATACTGGCGAACTGGTTTCTGGTGATGGAGCAGGGGCAGCAGGATATTTACACCGCCGCCGTCAGCCGGGATCAGGCGCGTATTGTGTTTGATGATGCCCGCCAGATGAGCCTGTTATCTAAGCCCCTGAAAAAGCGGGTATCCATCCAGCAACATAAAGTGACCTACACGAAGAGCAACAGCCTGTTAAAGCCACTGGCCGCCAAAGCCTCGACGATTGAGGGCACCAATCCCAGCCTCGCTATTGTTGATGAATACCACTTGCACCCTGATAACGCCGTGTACTCTGCCCTTGAATTAGGCATGGGTGCCCGCCCCGAAGGACTCCTGTTTGCCATTACCACCGCAGGCAGTAACGTTATTTCGGCCTGTAAGCAGCACTATGATTATTGCTGTCAGATACTGGGCGGCGAAGAGCAAAATGAATCCCTGTTTGCCCTGATTTACGAACTGGACGACGAAAACGAGATTGATGATGAAACCCTTTGGATTAAGGCCAATCCTAATCTCAATGTCTCCGTAGACAGTGTCTCACTGCATGACACCATCCAGAAAGCCCGTGGTATACCGTCACAATGGACAGAAATGTTAACCAAACGCTTTAATATCTGGTGTCAGGGTGAAACGCCGTGGATGGGTGAAGGGGCTTGGAACGCCTGCCAGACAGATTACGATGAAAACGACCTTAAGGGGCTGGAGTGCTACGCCGGATTAGACTTGTCTTCGACGGGGGATATCACCAGCATTTGCTACACCTTCCCCGTGGAGAATGAACTGTTACTCCTGACCCGCCATTACCTGCCCGAAGCGCAGTTACAGAATCCGGCCAATAAGAACCGGGCTATTTATCGGCAATGGGCGCAAGCGGGCTGGATACGCACCACACAAGGCGACTGCATTGATTATGACCGTATCCGCGATGATATCCTCAAAGACAGCCAACAGTTTGATATCAAGCTGGTCGGCTTTGATACATGGAACGCCACGCACCTAAGAACTCAGCTACAAGGTGCCGGGCTGGATGTTGAGCCGTTCCCGCAAACCTATATGCGCTTTAGCCCGGTGGCTAAATCGGCTGAGGTATTCGTTAACCGCAAAGTCATTCGTCACAACGGCGATCCGGTTCTCGCATGGGCGATGTCCAATGTGGTGATGGAAACCGATGCGAACGCCAATATCAAACCGAACAAGAAGAAATCCGCGAACAAGATTGATCCGGCCATTGCGTTTCTGATGAGTTTTGGTACTTGGCAGGTAGAGCATGAAGAGTTTGCTTTCAGCCTGTCAGATGAACAGAAGCAGCGACTGGCTAACTTTGACGGGATTCAAATAACCAATTGATTTTTTTAATACCTGTGCAGTATAGGAATTAATGAAATCAAATGCTCAGAAGGTGAGATATCACACACCTTTTTTGGGATTAGTCGCTACTTTATCTGACAGTATTCTGTAGAAAAGCGCGACTAAATCTGACAGTCAGCTATGAGCGAGAAACAGACGTTATACCGGAAAAATCATTCAGAGCAAAAAAGGTTCAGAAGTGTCTAGGTTTGTCGTGGCAATTCAATGAATATAAGTTACTACGTTGTTTAATAACAGATGTCCTTGTAGAAAGGTAAGCCATGAAAATATTATTTACATGGCTTGTATATGTCTTTAAGCGCTATGTTTTCTATCAAACAAGTTGACTTCATTGGGGGTTATATCTGAATCCATTTCTTCAAACGCATCAATATCCATAATTTTAGTTTTCTTCAGCAAGGATAATATTTTCGCTTTGTTTTTGTTGTTGCTCTTACCACAGATCCAATCTAAATCCCATAAACCATCAATAGTAAATGTTCTCTTTTTTTTAAGCTCATCATTGATACGCAAGCATAGGGCAGTTTTGTATATCCCCTCCCATTCGGTATGTATTTTCCCTTGAACACGTTGAAACCAAATATCTAGCATTTCTGTATTAGGCTGTTTACCTAATTTATCGTGAAGTTGCTTTAATTTGACAAATTTTGGCTCATCATCTTCGTAAAGGAAGCTTAGGAGTTTTACAAAAATTGCAGTTCCTACCGGATAGGTTGTAGGATTCTTAGCCATAATATTGGATATTATTCCAAGCATCGCCTCCAATTTATGTCCCTTATTAACAACCTTTTTCCTTTTGAATAGTCTGCGTAAAAAATCATTCAAATATCTGACTGTTATTTTAGAATTTTGGTGTTTTAAGGAGAATAAATAGATTGCATATAGCATCTGTTGCAAGGAGTTAAATCTTCCTTCTTTAATATAATCCTTTTTAGCTGATTTAAGAGAGTGAAATATAATATCTTCATGTAATTCTGTCTTTTTAGAATTCAAGTCCAAACCAAAAACACCTAGCACGGCGACTAAACATTTGGATATACAATCCAAATCATCCTTACTATTTGAAAATATACGATAATCATCTCGGTAACGCACAACTTTGTAGTCGGTGATATCTAATTTATCGATTTCCTTCCTTAAGTCGAGGTCTATCTGCCCTAAGATTAATTCGGCAAATGTATCCATTAGTGTGCTACCTAACGGAATACCATTTGTTTGATTATTCATCATCATTTGGATATGTTTATCAATCAAACGACCTGGATTATCATTGTTTGCTTTCTTTTTAGCTTCTTCTTTAGAAATGAATACCCACTCAAAGCTATGAGTGTAAATTGATGGGTAGAAATTAGAAATATCAGTACTGAACATGAATTCATACTCAAGCGCCAGAGAGAGACTTTTTTGCTCAAACTCCTCCCACCAGTTCAATACAGATGCAGCAACATTCGACGTATTTTTTTTAATTGCTGGGATACTTGAACATAAGAATAAGTCATTGAGTTCGAATTCTTTAAACTTTTCTTTTATTCTTTTCCAGTTTGCTGGCAATGTAATTAGCCTACAGAAATACACATAATACAACGGATTGATAAGCGTTATTCGTCGCCAGCTATATAAACCATCTTTACTAACAAGCACCTGATAATTTATATCTTTTCCCATCAATAGCTTGGGTTCTGGAAAACAGATAATCTCTTCTTTATCTATGGCAACATTGATATTTTCGAGTAAGGTAGAAAAATTTATATAGCTGGGTAGCTCCAATGTTGTGTAAGAATCGTGCTGGAGGAAATAACTAAGCGCATCGCGGCTTGATAGCTGATGTATTTTTTTCATGGATATTATATTCTTCCTGAGTTTATGCGCGCGTAACTATATATTTCTTATCACAGTTCCTGTGATAATGCGAGCAGATCAAATAGTGCATTGTCTGTACCTTAAACTGAATGCAAATTCTAGTGTGTAAACAATCTTCAACATCAACGCTGGTATGCCCTCGATAGACTCATGCAACTTAAAATGGTCAGCTGAAAGTAGTCACAACATTCACGTTGTTCTAGAATCGTTATAACATCCGCTTTTGGCACTAGGCTGACTGTCATATTTGCTTGAATCCAGAGTAGCAAAAGTATCAGCTTATATGGGCTGTTTAATAGCATATAACGCAAAAAGTTAAGCGGTTTTACTGATTCGCTTATTGAACCCGATAAAACAATTAGTTAAAGTACTCCCGCCATTGGCAAAATCCAGTGGTAAGGTTTCGCAGCCTTGTTTAGAGTCATCCACTGGTAGGAAGTTTCTACCAGTGCGTCTGCTATCGCCCTTTCAATGGTGATTCAGGCGGGGGAGGCCTCGGCCTCGCCGGATGATGACTCCCGGTACTGCGAACCCTGCCTTGAATCACCACCATCAATTTTCTCAATTAATGGAAGGGGTAGCAGGAATGAACAATGTTAAAAATGACTGGCATCAAGCTGATATTATTGCTGCATTACGTAAACGTGGTACAACCTTAGCGGCTGTCTCTCGTGAAGCAGGACTCAGTTCATCAACATTAGCAAATGTGTTATCACGCCCTTGGCCTAAAGGGGAATGGATCGTTGCTAATTATCTCAACATTCACCCATCTGAAATCTGGCCTAGCCGTTATTTTGATATGAACGGTAATCTTATAGAACGCAAAGTTCGCGATAAATCAGCAAAATAATTATTCTAATACCGGAAAACATCAGGGAAATAGTCACCTCGTCTAATTACTCGCTGTGTTATTGGCTTTGATGAGGTGGCACAATGGGTTAGCTGTCACCACAATCATTCAATAAAACTCCCGACGAAATTCGTAGCAACCTGTCTCGTAAGGTCGGAACGCTCAACGTACTGACCTCGTTTTGTTGATCACAAGTTCACTCTTACTTCTTTCTTTTCTTCCACATTGTTCTTATCTTATGTTTTGTTTATAGGTTTGTTCAGCGTTCAATATATAAACAACTGTATAAACAAACAAAAGTTAATCTCGTTATAAACAATAATTATTTAAACAATATCAAATGGTTATACTTTAATTATGAATATACTTAATATATATCAAGTTAAAAATTTTTTCCTCTCATTACAGGATCACCTCTGCAAGCAACTGGAACAACTTGATGGTCAGTCAACCTTCATGGAAGACGGCTGGCAACGAGAAGAAGGGGGTGGCGGACGAAGCCGAGTGTTAACCAAAGGTAAGGTTTTTGAACAAGCTGGCGTGAACTTCTCACATATCACTGGGGCTTCAATGCCCGCTTCTGCCACAGCTCATCGTCCAGAATTAGCAGGACGCAGTTATCAGGCCATGGGGATTTCTCTGGTCATTCATCCCATTAATCCCTATGTCCCAACTAGCCATGCCAATGTGCGTTTCTTTATTGCGGAAAAAGAGGGCGAGCCTCCTGTATGGTGGTTTGGCGGTGGTTTTGATCTCACGCCTTATTATGGTTTCGAAGAAGATGCGATTCATTGGCATACCGTTGCCAAAAATTTATGTCAACCGTTTGGTGATGATATTTATCCCAAATATAAAAAATGGTGTGATGATTACTTTTTTATTAAACACCGAAATGAACCACGTGGTATTGGTGGTTTATTTTATGATGATTTAAATACGCCTGATTTTGATACCTGCTTTACTTTTACGCAAGCTGTCGGAAATGGATTTTTATCTGCCTATTTGCCTATTGTAGAAAGAAGAAAAGATATTGCCTGGGGCGATCGTGAAAGACAGTTCCAATTATATCGCCGAAGCCGCTATGTTGAATTCAATCTTGTTTGGGACAGGGGAACTCTCTTTGGCCTGCAAAGCGGTGGAAGAACTGAATCAATATTAATGTCTATGCCCCCATTGGTACGTTGGGAATATGGTTATTCCCCAGAAGCCGATTCTCCTGAATCTGAATTATATACTGCATTTCTGATAAAAAAAGATTGGGTATGAGAATTCCTTACTCCTCGCGTTGCGAGGAGTAAGGAAGTAATCGGCAATGTTGAAATGTTATCTATCATAATACTGATAAAAACATTTATTATTTTTCATTAGCAATACCCTGCCATAAAAAGTCAATACTCACACTAATGACTCGCCTATTAATTACAGCTAGTATGCAATCCGGGCCTGAAAAAAAACGAATACAACATCTAACAACAAAACAGGGTATTATTATGAGCAATAATAAAATCAACATATACAGCTTAATTCCTCCATTTGTTCTGGAGCATATCTCTGATGATTGTGATACATGTACTAATCAATATGTATTAAAGACATTAGATCATGTTTATCAATTGATGAATGCGCCTGCTGAAGAAATGATTTCTCAACAGGAAATGAAAAAAGAGGAGAGTGATAAACTGCATCGCACTATCTATGATGCCAAAAATAAAGAGAATTTCCCTGGGGAAGAATTATCTCGCAGCGAAGGTATGCCAGAGAGTTCAGATACTTCTGTTAATGAGGCTTATGAGTATATCGGTAAGACTCATGAATTCTATAAGAAAGTATTTGGCCGTAATTCTCTTGATAATAAAGGAATAAAGTTAGTTGCTACAGTACATTATGGAAAAAATTATCTGAACGCATTCTGGACCAGAAAACAAATGGTATTTGGTGATGGTGATGGGAAGTATTTCAATCGTTTTACCTCCGCCATTGATATTATCGCTCATGAGTTGACTCATGGTGTTATCGAAAGCGAAGCCAGTCTGGATTACGTCTACCAATCTGGGGCACTTAATGAATCCATCTCAGATGTATTTGGCATTATGGTAAAACAGTATGTCAATAACCAAACCGTTGATGAATCCAATTGGTTGTTAGGTCAAGGTTTACTGGGACCAAAATTTAATCCAGAGAATAAGCCTGAGGTTGCTTTACGTACCTTTATTAATCCCGGAAAAGCATTTTCCGGAGATAAACAAGTTGGTCATATGGATCAATATGAAGATCTTCCCTTCTTCGTTGATAATGGAGGAGTTCATATATACTCAGGGATTCCTAACAGAGCATTTTATTTAGTGGCGATGGAGTTGGGAGGATATGCCTGGGAAAAAGCAGGAAAAATCTGGTATGAAACGCTACTAGATAAGCGCCTGTCTTCAGATGCCGATTTTGAGGACTTCGCCAAACTGACGATTGATAATGCGGAGAAGTTATTCAACAAGCAAACATCAGACATTGTGAGTAATGGTTGGGAAGAAGTTGGCGTTCTACTTTCCAAAAAATAATTAATTTAATATTAATAAAATATTGATTTACATTTTAATCAGTAACATTAAGATAATTCTAAAATAAATAATAAAGGGTTAAGGACGGCCCTTTATTATAATTTATAAGTTAATACGCAAAAATCCAACAAAAACACCTTCCATAAGTAGAAAACATCATCATTTAGATTAATAATTAATTAAGGGCCCTAGAAATAAAAATATGTATAGCACCTAAAAAGCGGGGTATTATTATGCGCAACCATCAAAACAAATTAAACAAATCCGGTATTATTCCACCCTCTTTATTAGAATATGTTGTTAAAATTTGTGGCCAAATCGATAAAGCGTACATACTAAAAACATTAGATCATGTTTATAATCTAATGAACAACCCTGCTGAAATGGAAATTTCAATTCATGGATATCAGCCAGGTTTTGATAACAAATTAAACAGGACGATTTATAATGCTAAATATCATGATCACTATCCAGGGGAAAAATTAATTTTAAGTGAAGGTATGACTACGATAGATGATATCGCTGCCACTGAAGCCTATAACTATCTGGGCAAAACATATGAGTTTTACAAGGAAATTTTTGGCCGTAATTCAATTGATAACCACGGTCTTAAGTTAATCAGATAAACTATCTGCATTACTGTTACAATCGATAACACGATAACCTGATTTTCTGCCTGTCCTTATGAAATCGAAGATAATACTTTCTGAGCCTGAACGAATAACATTGCAACAACTCGCTTTGAATCATCCCCACCGGGATATCCGTACGCGAGGAACGGGTTTGCTCATGCTTGCCAGAGGGAGCAAGCCGTCCCAGATCACCGCTGAAATAGGATGCAGTCTCCGGGTTATCTATAATTGGGTTCACATGTGGCACAATTCAGGGATAGCGGGATTATTAGGCGGTCATGCTGGAGGCCGGTATCTCGCTATGACGCCTGAAATG